TGTGCAGGGAGTTTGCGTACAGTTTGCTGCCAAACAGTTCCACGGATCGCGCAGTGGTGGAGATATACGAGCCGTTGTGGCGATAGTCCACACCGTTATTGCGGTTGAGTCCCGAAGAATTGCTCAAATCAATGGTGGAGTTCTTGGACACAATGCCGTGCTTGCACTGCGTGGTGCAGAGAACAGGAGAATTGTCCAGTGTGTTCTGCGTGGCGTAGGTGACCAGACCACTCTGCGATGCAATAGCAGCAGATCCCGTGTAGCCTGTGTTGTCGTAGTACGCATACACCTTGGAACCGTGTGCAGACAGTGCCGTGCCCACACCGTAGAATCCAAGGTGGCGGATTCCAATGGTTGCGTTTTCCACCGAAAGGGCAGTTCCGTTTCCGCCGTGACGCAGGTTCTGATCGCACATGGCAGTGAGTGCCTGCGAGTAGTTCAGAGTAGCACCTGTGACACCGCTGACAAGAGTGTACGGCGCACCAGAGTTTGCAAAGAAGATGTTGCGGATGGCACGCAGTGTGCCGTTCTTCAGCAGCAGCGTTCCCTTGTTGGAACCGTAGTCGCCGCGCAGCACCACAGGATAGGTGGACAGCAGATACGGATCAGTGGTAATGTACGATCCCGCAGACGATGAGGTGGAAGCCTTTGTGGGGAACGAAATGCTTTGGGTATCATGCGCCCAACTACTGAAGCCGTAGTACCCAACAGGCTGCGAGTACTGATTCTCTGGATAGTTGCTTGCCAAATTAGCCCATGCGGTGGTGTTGGCAAGACCTCCGCTTGTGAGATTGTAAACAGGGCAACGGGTGTCAATGTTGGTGTTTTGGAACTGAACCGTCATTACTGCTGTGTCTGCGGTTGCAGCAAGCACACGACCAATTCCAAGAATGCCTTCACCTTCTTCATACGAGTATCCGTGATTAAAGAAGCGGTCGCCGTAGAACAGATACGAATACGATCCGTCACCGCTGATCACGCTGTTCACGCCCGACTTGGAAGCATTTCCCGTGACATATGCATCACGCGAACCAATGGCTGCATTCGTGATGGTGAAATACATTCCTTGATCCTGACCAGTGAAACCGTGCATGGTTGCACCAAGTGCATTCGTTGTCGCACCGTCAAACAGGCGAATGGTTCCCGTGTGTCCGCCGCCAGCAAAATTCTGTAGGTTCCAATTGTAGGACTCTACCTGAAACAGTGTGCGCTGCTGAAACACAGCGGGATCGCCTTCAATAATAATGTTGCTGCCCTGCGGGTGGTACAGATCAACCGTTCCCGTAAGTGTGTACTCGCCACGCAGAAAGCGGATATACAGAACAGCACTTCCCACAATGGTGTATGTGCGGGCAATATCCATTGCCTTGGAAAGCGTCTTGTACGGATTGGTCTGACTGCCGTCTCCAGTACTGTCATTTCCGCTCGGTGAAAGATAGATCACCGAATCAGTGGCAAGCACCTTGAGTTGTTCAAGGGACGGGTTGCTTGGATACGGAAGGTGTGAATAAGCCATTTAGTGTGTTCTCCGAACCTATTTATGGTTTCTTTCGTGTGTCACTCAAATTGCAGGAGCCGCTTTGGTGGTTATGATCCCGTTAGGCAATTCTCCATCCAACTATATCAACATTATCACCATTAGCAAAGTCAACAGGAGCGGCAACGCAAGCACTTCTTACTGTCATGTTTCCTGTTACCAAATAAATTCCAGTTGTACTTGTTCCACTACTTGTTTTAATGATAACAAGCCATGTTTGACTAGTTCTACCCACAACAGGAGGGGTTGCTGCATTCAAAGGCAGGGTAGTCCGTAGGCTAACCAACCCACCAACTGCGGGATTGGGTTGGGTTGCTTCGGATGTGGAATCATAGATTCTCGTGGCATTAGTGGAGGGTTTAACGCAAACATTTCCGCCAGAGAAACTACCAAGATTAAGCGCACCCGCAATACCCACACCGCCCGCCACTATGAGCGCACCCGTTCCCGTAGAATTGGATGATGCTGTGTCGGTTATATTAACAAAAGTGCTTGTATTAAATCCACCACTGGTCAATTTGATACCACCACTCACATCTAGTCTAGCCGCAGTAATTCCCCCACCCACATTCAGCGCACCAGCAATTCCTGCTCCACCCCTAACTACGAGAGAACCAGAATTACTAGATGTGGATGATGCTGTGCTAGTAATGGTTGCCGAACCACCGACTGTTAGTGCGCCACCCATACTAATACCGCCAGCAGCAGTTATGCCTGATCCCAAATAGAGCGCACCAGCAACACCCAAACCGCCACCCAAAGTCAATCCGCCTGTGTTTACGGATGTGGATGCTGTAGTGGAAGCAATATTTACTTGACCGTTAGCGTCTATTCGCATCCGCTCGGTGGTATCTGTCCTCAAAATAAGTGGATGTACGGTTCTGGTTCCAAGTACTCCAGCATTGAGTGTTCCCTCATCCACACCCATTTCCAAAGTTACTGCATTGCTGCGGGTGACCACCACGCCACCACCGTTACCGCTGGTCTTTGCAACTTCCAGTAGTCTGTAATTGGTGTTGTATGTTGATATGTGGGTGGTTGTTCCAATCAGCACGCTTCCAGGAGCAGCATTGGTTGGTGTATTGGTCAACCGCATCCGCTCTACACCACTGCTTCCATCATTGGTCTTGAACAGCAGGTCTTCGCCGCTGCCGCCTGGACGCAGTGAGCCGTCCCGCAGATCACCCACAAGCAAACTGGTGTACGGAATGTCAATGCCGTCAATGATTGCAGCGCGTGTGTACGGCGTAGCCTTGATGATGTACCGCACCACGGTGTAGGGCGGCATATTTGACAAAAGACCAGTATTAGAACTGCTTGTAGTTGTGTACTTGGAGTTTGTTGTTCCTGTGAGAACACCAGCGGTGTCAACAACCGTAGATTCCTGACCACCCTCCGAACCAAGAGAATAGATACCAGAGATAGCCGAGTTGTTTGATGTGTCAATTTCAAGATCACCGCTTGAGGGCAGTGCCGATGTGTTCACACCAATCGCAAATCGTCCACGCAGATCAGGGGTGTTGAAGTGGGTGATAGCCGCAGAGGTAATGGTTAGCGTTACTGCTTTGAATGCGCTTGAAGTACTATAGGCACGATAGTTTCCTGTGCCAGTTTCACTGCCAACAAATCCACCACCTGCAAACACGGTATTGTTTATTGTGAAGTTTTTGGTCGTGCTTGAGTATGTGGGAATGACTTGAACCACAGCAGAGGTTGATGTCACACTCAATACAATCGCAAGCAAAGATGCGTTTGTGGCTGCTCCCGCAAAAGGACTGCCTGTTCCAGTAAATGCATCAGCAGTAGCCTTGTATTGGATGTAGTCTCCCGCTGCAAGAGCGGTGCTGACATTCGTTCCAAACAGAGTTGCGACATATCCGTATGCAGGCACACGATCACCGCTGCTGTTTTGCAGTTTGGCGTACAGTTGCGGATATGTGCCAATCGCATACGAGTTTCCATTGCACTCCAACCACGAATCAGGAATAGTCGAACCCGCAAACGGCATGATTGTGCCCACGGGCTGAATCTCGTCAATGGCTACAGTGGACGATCCACCAATCTGTGTGCCAAGGTAGTTGGACACAATATACCCTGATCCATTTGAGGTCTTTGTGAGAACAGGCTTCACAACACTTCCGATTGCACTGGGAGGAGAAGCAGTCAATCCACCAGCAGCACTGGAATCCAAGAACAGCACAGGAGAAGTAATTGCCGCAAGACTTATAAGATCAATGAATCCCGAATAGGTTACATCAAACGAAGTGGTGCTGTTTACTGCACTAACCACACCCGCAACTTCAGAGTTTTCCGCACTGTTTGCCTGCGCTTTTGTCCACGCAGAAGTAGCCACATCGTAGCGCACCACATCACCAACAGCAAAAGAGTGAGCCACCGAAATGGTTTCCACAATGCTCTTTGGAGTGCTTGTTCCGCCCTTTAGTAGTAGTGATGATCCCATTTTGTGTTGCCTTTAAGAAATTCTCTGACAGAGATGATAAGCAGTTACTCCAGTACCAGAACTGTCGATAGCCCGTCCGCGTGTTTTCCATGTGCCATTCATAGTTGCTCCTGATATTGCAGGAGTAACACCAAGATACATTCCATACTCTCCGCTCACCCCCGCAGGAGTTCGGTGATAGAAGAGAGTCACACCCACATTAGGAGCGAGAGTCGAACCAGTAAATCCAATCACAATGCTTCCTACAGGAAGATCAATATAATCAGCAGAAGCACCTGCATATCCCGTAAACGAAGACTGTCCTGCATTGTTTACATCACCGCGATAGGTGATAATATGCCCACCCACTGTGGTTGTGCTGAACACCAGCGGCTTTCGAACTTGTCCAACCAGTGTTGGTGGAGTATCGGTGAGTGATGGCGCGGTATTGTCGTCTAGTGCCTGCGTGATTCCCGCGCAGTTTGCATTCAAGAAATACTCAACACCCGCCACGCCGCTTCCAGCGACACCACCATTACTTGCACTGAATCCAGTTCCAGTAAAATATCCGTTTGTGGTGAGTGTGAACTTGGAATTGACACCCGTAGTCAAAATTTGAGTGACATCGGTAACAACTCCCACCACTTCTGCTTCGCTTTGACTGTTTGCCTGTGCCTTGACATAGATTCCGTCAGCGTAGGTTGCAGATGTGTATCCACCACCACTATACGCATAGGAGAGTCCCGCAGAGCCAGCAACCCATCGCAGTGCGTCACCAACTCTAAACTTGTTTAGTTGGACAACGCTTCTGCCCACGGTGCTTGCTGTGGTGATAACTACATCTTCGGCAAGCAAACCACCAGTGAACGGAATCACCAGTGCGCTAGTGGTGCTTGTGGCAACAAACACCGCTTTGTGAACCGTTCCTGCTGCCTTGGACGGTGTAAGATTGAGTTTTCCTGCACTCGTAGACAGGTAATACACCGCACCCGTTGACAGATTGGAAGATCCTGACAGCAGTGCATTGCTGAAATTTCCAAATATCTCGCCAATAAAGGTGACTTCAAAGTTATTTGCGTCCACAAGATTGGAAATCACACCAACAACTTCAGCCGTGGATTCAGAGTTGCAGTCTGCTGCAATATAGTTTCCGCTGCCGTTCACATACACAGGCGTTCCAAAAGACAGCCCGTGACCAGTCTGTGCTACACGCTTGCGGTTTGCGCCATTGCGAATATTCACAAACGGCTGTGCGCCGTATGTTGTGCCGTTCAGCACTTCCATGAATACTGTTGCACCCGTAGGCGAGTAGCGGCTAAACTGAATTGCGCGGTTGCTGGTTGCGCCGTTTAGACCACCCGTGTTTGTCAGGCTGACAGCAAATCCGTGGTCTGTGGTTGCACCGCCGTCAAGACGAAGGGCAAGACCGTGAACAGGAAGGGTTCCACCACCAGCAGGATACAGACCGCTAGTGGCTCCGCTGAATCCAATGTGAGTGTTGGCACGCCACACACCTGTAACGCCGTGGACTCCCGTATTCTGCCACAGCCACTCCGCAGTTGCGCCGCTACCACGATTTAGAAGTAGACCACCACCGCCTGCTGCACTAATACCCGCATCCGATGCGGAAGAAATATCGCCAAGCACAATATTGTAGTCATCAATGGTTACTGTCTGTGCGTTCATGGTCACAGTGGAGCCATTGAAAGTAACCACATCACTGAAATTTACTTTTCCTGCAAAAGTGTGACCCGTTGTTATGGTTTCGGCAAGAACAATAGTAGCAGTACCACCAGAACTCGTAGTAATATCAATACTTCCACTAGTATCAAGATTGTAAATCTTCATCTTGTCTAGTTTATAGACAGCAGTATTGGTGATGTCACGCCATGTGTTAAAAGTATCCCCAAGTTTGACTTCGGGGATCTGATAGGTGTTTACATCTGGTCCTGTATATGATGCCATGTGTTATTCGCTCTGCTGTGGGTGTTTCAAGAGGGACTGGAGTTCTTCTACCTTCTGCTTCAAGGTATTTATCTCCGCTTTCATAGCCTCTAGGTCTTCAGCCACCGTCTTTTTTTGTCTAAAGGCTTCAAGTGCAGAAGCATCAGCCAACAGCACTGCTCCCGTACCCCGATCTCGGATATACTTTACTCCACTCATTTACTGTATGAAACTCACGGTGCGGATGTTACGCACAGCGGGTGTCTTGAAATATGTGGAGTTTGCAGCGGTGGAAGCCAAATCTACCCGTACCTGATACGACTTGAAAGGTATACCCGTCACCGTGGCACGGAAAGCGGCTTCGCGGAAGTCAATTTCCGATGTGCTGGTGAATGCCGCGTTGGTGCGCGTCATTGCAATCCACGGCTTGGTAAAGATGTCTGCTTCGCCGTTCAGGCTGTACCGATAGTACGCGGTAACGGTTGTGCCTGTTGGAATATTTGAGTCGGCAAACAGCGCAACGCCGTTTGACGCTGCTTCTTCAGGCAGATCCACCACCCGCGACACATACTTGGAAACGGGAGAGGTGGGAGAAGCGTACATGGTGACGCTTGCACCGTACAGGGCAGCCGTGTCAACCACAGGCGAAACCGTTGTGCTTGCACCACGGGTCAGTGTATATTTCACGGTTGGCGCACTGCCAAACAGGCTTGTGAGATACACGGACTGGTTGTTCGTGAAGGGTGTGGTTCCCACGGTACGAGCAAGTCGGCAACTATTAGGAACGATTTCTGGCGCATAGAACTTCAGGATTTGAGCGTTTGTGCAGTTGGTTGCACCCGTGTAGGTGACTGTTCCCGAACTCACAAATTCACACCGATTCAGTTTGAACATGAGGTCGGTGTTGTTGTTTTCCACTGCTGCACCAAAGCCCTGTGGGCTGAACAGTGTTCCCACCAACTGGTTGTTGCCTGCGCGACCCGCCGAAGCACCGCTGTTAGCCACGCCGTTGATTGCGCTCTGTGCTGCAAACAGTTTGTACTTGTCGCTGTTGGTCAACACACAGATGGAGTACTCGCCTGGCTCCAGATACACAGGGCTGCTGAATGTGAAGCCAGTAGCCGTGGGAGCCGCTGAATTGGCACTCACTCCCGTGGGTAGTTTGGTGACCGTGCTGAACGGCAGCACCACAGACGGAGACGGATATCCCGAAACCGTGGGGCGAACCTGCACAGTGACAGGCAGAGCCGAATCCTTGCTAGAGAAATACAAGTTCAGGCTGCTCAAGAAGATGCCGTCTGGATTGGCTTTCTTGTCCACAAAGAAGGTCTGCGAAAGCGGATCGCTCCAGTGGGTGTTATCCACCGAATCAATATCGCGGTTGAACGGATCTTTGCTGATGGTTTCACTGGCAGCAGTCTGACGGCGCAGTTCGGGTGGACGAGTGGAATACGATCCCGAAGACCGCTGCTCCATCAGCCCTGTGCAGTAGTACACCGCTTCGGCTGCAATGGTGGAGTTGGCAGTTTCAGCCGAATCCGAAATACGCACCGTTCGCTGTCCCGCCAAGAACGATCCCGCAGAAATTCCAAAAGACACAGTGCAAGCACCGTATGCGTTTGTGGTGATGCCGCTCTTGACCACTTCGCCGTCAAAATACAGAGACAGATTCGTGGCATTAGGCTTAAGTCCATTTACCGCTGCGGTAATGCTATTCTGCAAACCCATATACGGCACAACGCTGCGATCCACCACACGCGAACCAATTGTGTGACGGATGCGATTCTTGAGCCGACGAGCCGAGATGAAATTGCTGTTCTTCTGATCAATGCTCTCCACTTTGCGGGACACACCAATCCGAACACTGCCTGAGTTGAAAGACGGGATAGCCGAATCCGAAGTCACATGGGGTACTTCCACAATGCGCTTCTGAATGTCGTCCTGCTCTTCTTCAACCTGCTCAATGCCTGTCCACAGGCTTTCCCACTCGTTCCACTGCGTACCAAAGCCTCGGTCGTTGTTGGCATTGCAGGAAATCCAGTTGTCGTTTTCCAACAGGGCATTGGTTTTCACCACAGGGCGATATCCTGTATCGTAGTACGGGTCAACCGATGTGGACAGTTTCATAAATCCAAGCCAGTTCACCGTATTGGACGGATTCACACTCACCGTGGTAGTGTACTGATTGTTGGTGATGTACGGGGACGAACTGTAATTCAGGGTCATCAGTCCATCGCTAGAGATGGTTGCACCTGAAACAGCACGAGTGGGAAGCCCAATTTCATTAGTGGTAAAGAACGGACGCAGTTCACCGCGCTCGTAGTCAACGGAGCAAGAAGTTGTGGAATCTGTTACATCCGAAATGGAGTGTCCGTAGAACTCATCGGAGAAGATGGAGGTCTTCAGGGGTTCCGCAGCAGCAGAAGTTCCACGCAGCGAACGGGCTTCAATTTCTGATTCAGACAGGGACAATTTTGCAAACACCTCAACTTCGTCCACGCGCTTCTGCATCTTGCCAATGTCTGCCATCGTGAAACGCTTGGTGTCCACAGGTGTAACCACAACATCTTCGGCGTTGTGTGTGTACGCAGGAACGGTTACAGTGGCAATCACAAGAGCATCGGCTGGATCAGGCGGTGCAGACGGAGACAGATCAGGTGTGCCTTCCACAAAGAAGAACAGTGCAGAACCGTCTTCAGGATCAGCCTTGACGCATAGTTTGTCAATACGGGGCAGGTAGTGACTGTACCACACTGTGGGGTCACCCTGAACTCCACCGAATTCAGAACGACCATACGGCTTCAACATTGGAGTATCGCTCGTCAATCCGCTGTGGCGGAAATCCAAGCAGTTTGCAAGAGAAACGGTTTTGCCTGTGCGGGGACTGGTGTACAGAGGAATCTGCTCGTAAGTGAAAGACGAGTTTCCACTGTGTAGATACGAATGCTTTCCGATGAACGGGGCAGCAGCCAGACCACCGTGGACAAAGTACGAATAAGTTACCTTTAGAGTAACAGCACTGGCTAAAGTGGTGTATCGGTCAGTTGTTGTAGCCGATTCCTTCAGATACAGTCGGGCATTATCGTAATAGGTATCCCGCTGACCGTCATCCAACTCAAAGTCTTCAGTGTAGTCTATTGTTGTCGTGGTGTTGTTTACCACCGACGCGATAGAGTACACATCAATATTGGGCATCCTATAGTACTTGCGACCCGTCTCGTCTGTTTGCAAATTTGCAACTGAACTGAATGTCGTGGTCGTGCTTGTGGCTGTCTTGATTCGGAATGTGCTTGTGGATGTTAGATCAGGAATGTACACCACAGGAACCATTGCACGAAGAGCGGAAGCCGTAAAGCCTGCTGGCACACCAGTCATTGACAGCACAACCTGCGAACGGTCGGTGTTGGTAGAGAGTAGTGCAGTAGAAGGAATAAAAGCAGTGGAAGTGCTGTTTACAAACGACATCTGAAGCACATCGTTGGTATTTGTGGTTGGTGTGGTTAGATAATTAAAGAACTTGAACACCGAATCGTTTGTATTAGCAATAGTACTAGTGAAATGCGACTTCGTAATTGTATAGGTGGTTGTGTTGGTGGCGTTGTCGTAGGAGGGTGTGATTGCGTTTACACCAGCATCTCCCATCAGTTTACCCACAATGCTCAAACCAGAAACCGACTCCACAGCGTACCCAGGCTGTAGAGGATACACAAGAGTTGAATTGTCTGTTCCTGTGAGTCCAACAAATCCCGCAGAGGTCTGTGCAGTAAACTGACCAATGGTAAAACCAGTAGTGTTACTGTAAATAAATCCTGTTCTGCCACTAGCGATAGACCCACTCACACCATACAGATACAGGCGATAATAGTTGCCTGTCTTGCCGTTAGCACCGCCTGTTTTCTCGGGAGTGGGAACAGCACCGTGAACATAACCAGTAGCCACGGTAGCAGTATTGGCTGCGTTTCGGAACTGCACCAACGCAGAACCTGCGCTGATGGTTGTGAGGTTGGTCGCAAAAGTTTCACCAAATCCTGATGCAGTGTTGCCCATGCAAACACCCACATATGTGCCCACACTGAACGGGAAAGTCAGCGCAGATTCGAATTGTGTGGTTCTCGCCTTGGCAAACGAAACACCCACGGGGTGCTGATTTTCCACTTCGTATCCAAGCACATACGCCTTGCCTTCACCCACAGACATGGAGTAGTTGGTGTTGTCATACGCTTTTACAGTAAGGTCAAACGGACGAACCGTGTACGAACCTGATTCATCGTATGTACGAAGAGCAAGTGCCTTCTGAATTTCTCCGTAAGTGATACGGTCAATCTTCTTCGTGATCTTGCCGCCTTCAAAGCGCAGCAATTCAACAAAGTCATCGGGCGTTTCGTCCACTCCAACCTGATCAAGCACAAGCACAATCTTGTAGCGATCTGCACCAGGCGCATTGTAGTTGTACGATCCAATTGCAGGATCGCGCAGGGTGGAGTCTTCCTGCTCGGTTACATTGTCACGGGTGACAGCAAAACCAATTTTCTTAGACAGCGTGGAAAACGCACTAAAGTTTAGATCGCGGTATCCGCTTTCAACGCTGTACGGGGTAAAGTTCTGTGCTTCGGTGCGGACAAAAAATCCGTCCACATAGAAGATGCCGTTGGCAACATTCACCACCTTGCAGTTGCCTGAAGTAGAAAAACCATCAGCGGCAACGGAAAGATTAGCAATGGTGAACGAATCTGTTGTCAAGGTGAAAGTGCTGCTGAACGCCTGACCCGAAACAAAATCCACAACAAGAATCAGATAGCCGTCTGTGTTTACATCAGGATCAATGTAGTGAACCACTTTGGCTTCGGTTGTGCCGTCTGCACTGGTCAGCACACCACCAACCAGAGTAGAGTAGTCCGTGACTCCTGCAAGTGCAGTGCCAGGTCCAACCGCAACCATCAAGAAGGATGCGTTGCGGACGGTGATACCGCCGCCCACGATACGAGAACCGTCTTTGAACAGGTAGTCCCCAACCTTGGACACCTGATCCTGAAGAATTGTCTGTAGTTGTGTTAGTTCACGGGCTTGCAGGGCATAGCCAGGCTTGAACAGCACACGAAGAAACCCCTTGTCGGCAGCATAATCATCGTAATACGGGTTAATATTGAAGATGCTAGGATCGTATGCCATATGTTCCTCTTAGAAGCCCAATCGGAGCCTGAATTCTTCTTGCTGTCCCACATTTCTTGATATGGGTCGTACATTGTCTATGTATAAGATTTCGCCTGAAGTTCTGTCTATCTCGGGTTCCTCCACCGAAGCCACGATGTACGCTCCAAGCGTGGAACCCGTCATGCCGTCCGATGCCACGCTCTTGAACGCACCCACCACATTGGTGAGGTACAGTTTACCGTAGGCACTATTCACATACTCCCAGTGATACACCTGACCAGTGGCGTAATGACCGTATGTGCCTGTAACGCCCTGATACACCGAATCACCGCTAGAGAACGAGTTCTGTGTGAGCGGAGCAGAGGTATTGTCCATTGCTCCCGTCTGTAAACTCAAACTGGTGGAAAGTTCAAGCACATGAACTCCCCGATACGCAGGGGTATTGTCTAGATCAAAATACGCCTGCCCTGCTTCCACAACCTTGTACAATTTTTGATTTGATGCGGTATCGCTCAAGAAGGTAGCGGAGTTGGATACTGTATTGGTGACCCACACATATTCACCGTATCGCGGAGCAACAGCGGACACATAGCCCGTAGCACCCGAAACCAATCCCGTCAGAGTGATGCCTGGTTGGTTCACGAAATTGCCGTTGCTTGTGAGACGAACTTCTAGTGCCGAACCGTTTGCACTGATAATTTTACCGCTTGTGGTTAGGTCAAATCCGTATGAAATACCAGTACTCGTTGGGGTTAATCCAAGAACAGTTCCTGCGGGAATGGTCTGCTGTACGGTTTCACCAATCTGATAATCCGTAGACGGATCAGTAGTGAGTGTCAGCGAGTAATCGTTTACTCTGTCTTGCTTGGTGATGAACCGCCCTGTAGAGTTCAGAGTCTTTAGAGTGATTGGCGATACATTGGCACTAGACTTGATCGCAACCACTTTTGCTGCTGCATACGATTCCGTTCCCACAATCAGATTGGCTTCTCCAAAACTAAAATCTCCAGACGGAGAACTTCCGTCCACGCGAATCAGAGTAATGTCTCGGTAGTACAGGTCTTCCGTTCCTGCAACCATACCACTTCCATCATTGAGAACAGGATTTTTGATTAACCCAAACTGACGATACGATCCACCACCAATAATTTTGGCGGCATCATCCTCGGTGATCTTGACAATCACAAGAATATCCTTGGTGTTTAGTTCTTTGAGAATGTTGCTGCCGTGTCCACCCTTGGGAGACAACACCGCCGTCAGAGTTGGGTGATTGGTTACTGCTGATTTGGGACTTGCTACTTCAACCAGCGCAGCAGAATAGTCGCGTCCGCCGTCCACAACCGTAACCGCAGAAATCTGTTTGGTAGCGGCATCCATCGTGGGGAACGCATACGCTCCACTGCCGTTTCCCACAATCTTGATGTATGGAACAACCTCAACGGACGCTACTTTTCCGTTGTTGGTTGGTGTTACGGTGAAATCCACCACATCGTTTTGAACAGTAAATCTAAAATCAGTTGATGAAATAGCAGATGCGCTAGTAATAATTGCGTAGTTGTTCACTTCCGTAGGATTTACTTGGCTGTAATTTACACGCAAAGCGTATCCCACATAGTTGCCCACATTCACACCAGTAAAATTAAGTCTACCTACAGACAGTGAATCGGTGATTCCAACTGTGTTTGTCACAGGATCAAAACTGGCAACATCAAGAGTGTAAACAGTGTTATAGCCACTATCCTTCACAATTGTATTGGTGTACACACCCGCAGATGCACCCGAAGAATTCACTGTGCTAATTCGTGTGATTGAGGCATTCACCGCACTGATCTGCGTGTTGTACTGATTCTGTGTTTCGGTGTCCGTGCTGATGGTGGCAAAATCCACAGGAATGTAGTCCGTCAACTCGTAAGGAAGATCGCCTTCCTTCACGGTAGAAATGTACTGCCACACATAATCATCATCAGTGCTGAATGGAGTGGTGAGAACCTGAGCGGGTTTTTCAGTGGATGCTGCACCGCTGTTGTTGCTCAAGCACTTGTAGATGTTGTTTTCGTCCGTGACCACATAGAAAATCTTGGGGTCGGTGTCGTCAAATAGTGCGTCAGTGTCATTGTACTGATCGTACACCGTACCCGAAGTCCACTCGTATCGTGGCAGAGCAAAGATAATGTTCTGTGGGTTGAGTTTCTTGTACCCCACAATGTCGTTCATTGCCTGATACTCTGATCTCACACTGTCAACATAGGTATTGGGAGTTGGCTCGGCAGTCCATTGTGTTCCCTTGCCAATGAAAAAGAAGTACTGATTTTCATTGCGTTCCAAATCCGCCAAGAAACTTTCGGCGTATGAGCGTTGAATGGATGCTTTCAAGTAACTAGCCATTGATTTTCCCCTTATAGACCGACATTACTGTATGTATCGCCTGTCAAAACAGTTCCATCCGACAGCACGGTTCCCTCAGACTTGTACAGACTGTCAGGGAACGAGAAGAAGTTCTGAAGAACAATGTTTCCAAACGACACACCCGCCTGAAGTCCTGTGATGCCCTTGGTATTTGGGTGGTGTTCAATATTCCAATAAGTAAGCCCCATCATATACGCGCTCGGGTGCGAGGCTTGGTACGCATCAGGAAGTTTGGTGTCCATCTTATACTTGCGCGACAGGTAGCCGTACACCTGTTGGCGTTCGGTTTCTTCCAGTTTGCGATTGAACACGATTACTTCGTTCAGCACACCCCAGAATCCAAACGAACCTTCCGCAGTAACACCTGCAATCCAAGCAGTGCTTCCTGGAAAGGCGTTGGCTACATTTGTAAAATGTCTGATGTATCCTCCGAACTGCCCAATCTCCATTGTAGCACCAGAGATGGGAGTGGGCGACTCAAGCCCCGATCCGCTCCAATTACGAATTCTCATTCCGGTTGAAGGAGAACTATTCGTGGCTCGGTCGCCGTTGTACCACGCATACAGATTGCCTTCAGAATCACGGGCTGCTTCTCCAATAACCACACCAACATCGTAGTTGCTTACATGGGGATCGTAACTGATGAATCCACGATTGGACACAGGAATTTCAGCAGAAGGACTTACTGCCCACGGACGGAATCCAAAAGCGCACACACTTTCGTAGTAGTTCTTTTTTCCGCCGCTGAACCAGTATGCGCCTGTACTGCTCTGTGAAGCAGTATTTTGATCAACGGAGTTCCACGAACGAGCCATGATGCAGTTGTCTTCGTAGTAGTTGAAAAACGAATCGTATGCACGGCGAGCGGAACTCACCAGTGAGAAATTGTATGAACTACCTGTAGTTTTGCTGCGGAACACTATGAACATATCCATGTCCGCAGAAAGAGTAAGTCCATTCTTCAAATAGAAGTGCGGTGCGGTCAACATCTTATCGCCGCTGCTGCCAGGAGCAAAGGTGATTCCCAATCCTCCCAAAGTGATTCCAGGAGAATATCCGTAATCAGCAGCCTTGTTCCAATATGTCCAAGGACTGACAAGAGTGGATGTGCTTCCGCTTCGCGTGAATTCAATTCCTGTGGCACCCACGATACCGTTGTCGTTGATGACAAGTGTGGGACGCAGTTTATCAATCGTGACCCCTGCATACCCAGGCACGGTTGTCCACCGATCCCATGTGGGTGGAACTGCATCATTTCCACTTGGAGAAGCATCGCGCCAAACATCCATACTTGCGCCGTTGACA